GGCGTTTTATTACGCAATATAACGTAATGAAAAGTAATTGTTAACAGAAAATATAATCGTCAATTATATTTATGAAAATAAAAACTAACATCAGAAATTACTTAAAAGCATTTTAAATAATTATCTATAAATAGACTTATTTACTGAATTAATTAATCTATTTACCTCACGTTTAATCAATCTATCACTACGATTTATTGATATACTAGCTAATTGGGCAAATAAAGGCGGTGAACGGTTCGGCCTTAGAAATTGTAATTCATTAAGTAACGCCAAGTCGATATGATCCATACTTAAAGCATAGAGTATAACAAACTTAGATACTGATGAATTGTAAGTATATTTCTCATTGATTAATACATTCTTAGGGCGATAAAGTGAGAATGAATGTAGTTGAATTTGTTCAAAGTATGAACGAAGAGTAACCTTTGATCCATACTCGTACTTAAATTCATCAATCCTAGGAATATCACCGTTTATTAATAAGTTAATAGATTCAATAACCTTAATTGTATCCCTATTAAGTTCACCTGAATACTTACAATCTAACCATTTAATAAATAGTTTACTAATCTTTATCAAATCTTCATCTGTTGGAACAGACTCTAGAAATGATAATACTACTTTAACTTGATCATTTAGTGTACGATTTTTGGACTGATATAACCATTTATCAAACATTTTCTTATGATTCCACTTAAAGCTAATCTGATCAAATCTACGTTTTAAGAAATCAATATCTTGGTCTGAATCACATTCAAACTTTGTTGACCTAATGTTAGGTAGAACTTTATCTGATTGTAATCCACATTCCTTGATATAATCATCTATATAAACTAGATTTGGATGATCCTTAAAATATGCACGAGTATCATCACCATAAACCTCAACACTCATGTAATCAGCATAATTATCTCCATAGATTTTATAACCAATTACACACCAATACATTAAGTTAACATAGCAATTTATTAGTGAACCAGCCGGGTGACCGGATGGTTGACTTCTATTAAGTTCTGCAACGATACCAGGAGGTATAATCACATACTTAGTTACTACGGACATAATGAATGTAGTGACCATGTTGTTATTTATTTTAGAGTCTGGAATAGCATTACATAATAATGCAGCACCAAGCTCTAAGAAATGAGTATCGATATTTGAATCATAGTAAGACCAATCAGCTTCAAGAACGTAATCATAGTCTAATGATTTATCAATTAATTTATATGACTTGCTTGCGTTAAACTCACCATATAAATTAAAAGTCTTATCCCAGTCACCACGTGCTAATACATAAGTAAATTTTTGTGCCATCCACATTAATAAATAGGTTATTGGTGACTCACAAGTCATAACGACTCTAGTACCAACTTCCTTTTCATTATTATTATGTATATCAAATTTAATATCCTTTTCCCTGCCAAGTATCTTCCACAAATAAAGATTCTTAATCGGTTTATCGTATATTTTTCTCCATAACTTATATGCTGTGTACCTAGAAAGTTCATCACCAAGTGATTTGTTCTTACCAAATATTTTAGCAGAATAATGTCCTGGATACGAATCAGGATTAATTCTAACATAATCGAATAATTCACTACCACTAGTAAAGGTACACTCTGGGGCAACAAACCATTTAAAATTTGATTTCTTAATAATACTAAGAAGTTTGTCCCTATTAAGGAATTCTTCAGTAGTATTATCTTTAAAATACTCTTTTAAATGAGCTGTGCAAGTGTCATAACCAGCAGAATATACAACACGTGGTTCATTAATCGATGCAATCAATTGCTTAAAACAAGCTTTAGTAACTTCAGACTTAATATTATAGAATTCATCAGAAATAAATTCATTAATATAATTCTTTGCTTTAACAATTTGTGATCTAGA